GAGTGTCCAACCAGTAGCGTTAATTGCATTTCCTACACTATCAGTGAACTGAAAGGGGAAGGTGTATGCTTCACCGGTGTATATTTCTATACAACTCATCTCTGTACCAGCTATGGTAATTGTCTTTGCGCCGTTTAATAGTAAACTCATTTTGTTGTTTCCTTATATCTATTTATTGTTTATTTAAAGCTTAGCCTTAAAGAATTCTATTTCAAGGTTTGGGCAATATACTGTTGTGCCAGAAACCATGTTCCTAATTAAAATTCCACCTGCGGTTATTAGATCATTACCTGATCCAGTAGAATTTTGTGTAATTAATACTGGTTTATTAGCAAGTAATTCTATTGTTTGTAATCCAACAGTATCTGCATCTAATGTTGTTGGACTACCAGTGAAAATAACAAAATCATTTAATTGAATAGTAGTATCAGCATCAGCAACTAATTGTAAATTATATGTAAATCTAAAATACTCTGAACCAGTTGTGACAGTAGAATTCCAATCAACTTGTGTAAGTATCCACCAATCATCATCCCCATTAGTAATTTGCAAGTCAGCCGCTAGCGGTGGTAAGAATGGTGCTGTACTATTAGCTTGATATCCATCTGCCGTACTTGAAGTACCTTGCATATATGGATAATATAATGTACTACTTACGTTAGTACCATCTAGGTAACAAAATTGATTATATGTACCGGCTGATAAATCTACTGGTGATGCAGTACTATTTGAGGATGACCATTCCATAAACCCAATTGATGATTGCGCTCCAGTAGATGGATCTAACTGACTAAATTTAGCACCACCACCAAAGAATTTAACTGCGGCGCTTGCAAGATTAACTAATGCTGGTAATGCTAACAATAATGACGTTGGTCCTAATATTGCCGCAACAGTATTTCCAGCTCCTGCATCACCCGTGCCACCTGTAACAACAACGCTATCACCAACTCGTATACCAGTAGTACTAGTAACAGTCACCGTTGATCCTACACTAGATACGCCCGTTTGGGTAGTAGAATTATAAGTTGTAATGTTCTGACCAGCCCATACTTTAACTGTACTTGCGGCACTACTTGAGCCACCACTATTGTTACGTGCTGTGATAGACCAATAGTAGCTACCTGCATCTAAATCATTGACTGTAACAGTTACGGTCTCGCCCGGAGTATATGGTGTACCATTACCTTTACTAGTTGTACGATACAATCTATGTGTAGATACAGTACTGCTAGTTCCATAATTGAAATCCATATATAAAACAACACCTGTAGCTGGCACTGTCGTTGATACAGTAAAGCCTGCGATTGTATTGTCTGCAATACTTAAATCAGTGATGACGGGAGTGCCAGGTGCACTAATGATGTTAGGATTACTTAATCCTGTATTATCAGCAGGCACATAGTTCAACAATGGGTCATCATAATAAACAGTTCCATTGTACTCAAATGCGCTGATAGAAACACCCAAGAATCCATCTTGGCTCTTTGTTTCTTGTACTTGTGATACTCTGAACAACTTACCATTAGGGAAATCAATAGGATCATCCCAACCATATGGAGCAAATTTAACACGAATAACATCACCTGCTTCAACTTGAATACCAGAATAATCTAAGCTGAATGTGATAACCAAATCTTCACGACTTTGTAACAGACGACGGATACCAATGTATGTACTTTGAATACTGTTGTTGACTTGTGGCAAACTGATAGTCAATCTGTTTGAAGCTTCATTAGGACTTAATAAGTTTGGATAATAATCTACTAGATTGATGATTGGGAAATCGTACTGATCCTTAATGTTAAAGTTAGGATACTGAACTTCAATACTATTGTATGTTTGATTCAAATCAATTGGGTTAACTTCAATACCTGTAACTAAGTTGCTATCGTCAATTAAGAACAAACTTGTTTCTGCACCAGTGTATGGCTTGTTGATAACAACTTTCCATTGCCCAGTTAACTCGCTGTACTGCAACCAACTGTCACATGCATCAACTAATTGTTGTAAGTTGTCTAAGCAATTAGAACCAGTAGTTAGTGGACCATTAATACGATATCTTGGTTGTTGACCAGTAAACGTGCCGCCACTAATATACGTAGTATAGCCAGTACTGTTGACAGGGCTTGTCTTTGCCGCGTCATTGTACAGTGCAAACAATGTTGGATAGCTAGGAAACACTTGAACATAATATGTATTGCCGTTCAACTCTGTCATGCCACTTACACCAGTGATTGTTACTTTAGATTCGTTTGTTAATCCGTGTGGTACGTCAGTTGTGATAATACATGGATTAGCTTTACTAGCACCTACGATAACTGCTGAACTTGTAAAATCAACTAATTCATCACTGTATGTGTTTAATGCAGTCAATGATGTAGAATTAATTTGTGCTGGAGGAATAGCACAACCATAAACTGTATCAACCATGTAATTGTATATTACTGTGCCTGGTTGTATATAGTCATTTGACAATTGAACTTTAAAGTTACCAACGTTAGTTGTACCAGCATCACGGTCAAATTGCATTTTAACAATCATAAAGATTGTGTCTTCCATTGTGTCTGTGCTTGTCCAACGTTGGTCTACTGGGATCTGAGCATCTTGCAATACTTGTATCGCAGTTTGTGCTGTGTTGTATGGGCTAGAGCTATTACCAGCATATAAATAAACATTGATCTTACCATTTACTTTTGTGCTAGTCTGTATTGGATCAGCATTGTTGCTCCAACTAATTACTTTGGTAGTATCTGTCACATCAAATGTAAGTTCATTGTTGTTCCAGTATACTGCATTGAAGTTCCAATCAATGGCTGCTGTGCTTGATCCAGCTTCACTCAATGCAATAACATACCACATTGTTTGTTGGTCAGTACTAATCTTTGCGTCAGTGATTGCACCCTCAACGAATGCACTACCATAAACAATAGGTAACTTGTTTGCAGTTGAAGGATCTAATTGAATGCGCCCATTGTTATCTTGTGCGCCTGTTGGTGCAGTTGATTCTTGTCTCTTAGCTAAAAGTTTGGCGACACCAATTGTAAGTAATGTACGTGCGGCAAAGCTTGCTACAGTAGCGAAACTCATTCCTGCTATTGCTGTGCTAATATACGCGGCGGCTGCTGTAAAAATAGGCATCTTAAACGCTCCAAGTATGTTCTATTGGTTTAAAGCCAAAACGTGAGTAATTCAAATCTTGTCCCTCCATTTGGCTGATTGTATAACTATCAATCTTACCATTGTCTTTCATTTTTTCGCATTGCGTAACATATTCATTAAGCAAACGATATCCTGCTGTTGAGCCGCGATGTTCTGGTTCTACCCAATATGCAATCTCGCTCATAATTGTTTTTGTGTTGTCCCATAAGAATGGGTTTTTAATTGCTAATATCATACCTGTTAATTTGTTGTTTTTCTCACTGACTAAACCTAATCCACCACCAACGATGATGAATGTAAGGATCTTCAATGCAGTTTCTTCGTTATCAACAGTAACACTTTTGATGACTCCACTACCACGATAATGTCTTAGCATTTCCATGACTTGTGGGATATCAAATTTATTTAACTGTCTTATCATCGTTGTCCCATATTGTTTTGAATCAATGTGCTTGCCGCTGTTGAGGCTGCTGAACTGTTAGTAGTACCCGTACTAGGTTTGTTGCCAAAGTCAAACGTTCTTCCTGCGATACTGTACACTTGATCCATTGATGTATCTGTTGGGTTAAATTCTTTCCAACTTTGCCCATTTGTTTTTCTACCAGCAACACGATTCTCTAACACAGTTTTAAAACTACTAGCGTTGATGGTAACAGTAAATGTATCAGTATTTGTTTCGTTTTGCAAGTCTTCGCTAATGTTATAGCTAGTAACGATACCGCTAAATCGTTGATACACGTTAGTCAAATTGTAATTGGTATCGTAAAAGCCTCGTTGAATTAACAACTCACTGCCACGAATCTTTGTACCTAATACTGCAAAGATGTTGTCACCGTTGATAGAACTTAAAGACATTGAAGTATCTGCTGATGTGACACGAATGTCACGTTGCTGTACGCCAACGCTTAGTAATCCACCTAATGGTGTATAGTTTTGTCCATCAATTGTTTCGTCTTTGTATGAACTACTGAATGTGTAAATTGTTGTGTTGGCAGTGTTGCTAACGTCATTAAAGATTGTTAGTTTTACGAACTCAGCATTGATTACTAATGCTTTGTTACCTGCTACTTGTGGGATTACTTCCATAATTTATTCCTTATGCTGTACCAACGAACTCAAACAATTCAAATGGGTCACTAAATTCAATCAGTGCATTACTCTTTGTTGTAATCCCATTGCCAACGTATCCGCCTACTATTAATTTATACGTAGGCATGTTGGGGCAAAACATATAAAATTCACATGCATTACCAACAGTTATACCATCACCTGTTATGTTTGCTGAAATGATGTTAGGACGACTTGTGGTAACCGTGACTGTTGGTCCTGATCCACGAGTAACGACAGTTGTACTCGTGAATGGGAAAGCATGTGTTCCAATTTGAATCAAATCGTTTTGTGCAAACAATACAGTACTTGAACTAACTGCAGGTAAGCCAGTCAATACTAACTGATCACCCACATATGTACTAACAGATACATTATTGATTTGCGTATTAGTCATTGCACCTTGATACTTAAACACCCACTCCATACCAGGACGATTACTGAAAGTAATAATTTGTGGTGTAATACGGTCTAGTATATCTAATTGTTCCACCAAAGCACGTGCTTCATTGTAACGAAAACTACTAGGCATATCTAATGTAAAGTGCCATGGGTTACGTGTAGGTGTTTGACTTACACGTGGAATTTCGTTTCGTGTATATTGAATGCCAACGGTCTTACGACGGTTAACATTCATTCCATTACTATAATCTACGATTGTCTGTAAACCAGCCATTTGTTATTTCCTTATCTATTACCGTACGGTAATTCTTTTTGAGCCATTTGTATTGAACCCAACATAGTTTTTCTATTTGCGGCAAAGAACTCAGCAACACTTCTAGCATCTATAGCAGAAATGTTATAAACGGTATTGTTATTAACTGTTTGTTGTGATCCACCCATTGCGCCATTAGGTATAACTGTTCCTGCTGTTTTAGGAACAAACAACTCAGGACCATTCTCACCAACGATACTTGGCTTATTAACTGGAGGATTACCGCCGTTAGCAAAGCCTAATAGACCACTTAAGAATGAGCCTCCTGTACTAATTAAACTACTGAATAGTTTAGTTGCTTGTGCTTTCAATTCAATCTTAATTATATCTTGTATGATACTACGGCTAAAGTCAGCAAAACTAAACTTACCGGTATCAACAAACTTATCAATAGCACTGTTCATATTTTGTGTAACGCTGTCTATTTTTTGTATTGCCATTACAGTAGGATCTACACTACGCTGTAATTCTTCCATACGTTTAGCCACTGCACCGGTTACGTCTGTACGTTCAGATTTACGTGTTGCTTTAACAATCTTTTCTTCTGCTACTAGTCTTGCATCTGCATAAGTCATTGCGGCAGTTTTTAAGCTTTCAAGCTGTGACATTTCTCTGTTAAAATTATCCTCACCTAGTTTAGCTCTTTGATTCTCTAATTCTAATTGTTTAATTGCAATATCATTTAGTTTGCCACGTAACTCACGTTCTACATCTAATTTAATTAAGTTGTCTTGTAGTTTATCGCCAAACATGCCCACAGTTTCTAGCTGTTTTTGTAGTTGCAATAAACTTTCATCACTTCTAATTAAATTGCTTTTGGTTTCTAAACTATGATTTAATCTGTCTTGTGCATCTTTTTGTTGTTGCAATGCTTGTATGGCTACGATTGTTTGTTGTGTTTGTATATTACCTATTTCTTGTACTTTACTAATTTGCATGTCGTAAATTGCTATTAACTCTTTTTCTTCTGGCTTTAATAGCGCACGTGCATCTTTTAGTTTGGTAACTTCGTCTGTAGTTCTTGTAGTAGCTTCGTTTATAGCTTTAATGATCTCTACACTATCTTCACTAATTTTATTAAACATTAACTCGTTTTGTAGGTTGGTAACAACTGCATCACCTTGCTTTTTAAATTGCTGTGTGTTGCTTTCTAATTGTTTGGCCTGATCTGCATAGTAGGCTTTTAATTCTTTTAGCTTTTGTTTTTGTTTTTCTAATGCATTGGCTGCGGCTTCACGATTTGCTATTTCTGCAGGATCTCCGCGCCCTCTCATACCTTCTCTTGGATCTTTACTAGCTTCTGGTCCACCGAAGACAAACTTTTTAGTAGCATCATATGCTTTACCTAAGTATCCTAGTAGGCTACTTCCAGTAAATGTTTCCACTAAACTGTTTATTGTTAACAATACACCTGCTACACCAAGTAAGCCTTTAGCTAGCATTCCGGCACCAGATATCAAGAACTTAAATCTATCACCTAATTCCATTGCAAATTTACCAGCTACTTGGAAACGTTTTGCACCATTCATGAATGCACCAATCGTTTCTGTAGTCTTTTTTACAGTTGTTACTATGCTTGCAAATCCACCGGTAACAAGTGCAGCCGTACTAGCTATGAATATAAATATTTTACCAACAAACTCAAGACCTTTCAGTGCTACAGCAATGGCAGCTAAACTGGCTGCAAGACTTACAAAACTATTAATAAGTTCTTCTATCTTACCATCAGGTAATTTGTTGATAGCATCTGCCATTGGCTCTAATGCTTTTACTACAGCAAGTTGCACTTTGCCAAATGCGCTACTTAATTTGTCATTAAGTTCTGCAACACTTTGCATACTTCTATTGTATTTTATTGCTTCTTCACTTGCTGATCTAAAGCCTGATGCGACACCTGTAAAGTCTACTCCT